GACGTGGTTGTTATCAGTAAGACCGGGCAGATTGGTGATGTGTATAGCATACAAAATTTAAAAATAGCATTGCCTCCAGCACCAAAGAACTTAGATAAAGGAAATAATAAATGGAGTAAATCAGAATATCCAAAAGAACTTTCAAAGTTAAAAACTATATTTGATTGGAAAGATTTACCCAATGAATTTAAAAATAAGTGGAATGCATATATTGATACAGAATTTACCAAACGCGATGAAGGTTATTGGTTCTATAACAAAGATGTTCCTACTTATATTACTGGGTCTCATTATATGTACTTGCAGTGGACTAAAATCGACGTGGGTGCTCCAGACTTCAGGGAAGCAAATAGATTATTCTTTATATTCTGGGAAGCTTGCAAGGCAGACGTTCGATGTTATGGAATGTGCTACCTCAAAAATAGACGGAGTGGGTTTTCATTCATGGCATCAGCAGAGACTGTTAACCAAGCTACCATCTCTTCAGACTCTAGGTTTGGGATATTATCCAAATCTGGTGCTGACGCCAAAAAAATGTTTACAGATAAGGTCGTTCCAATATCCGTTAATTACCCATTCTTTTTTAAACCCATACAGGATGGAATGGATAGACCTAAGACCGAATTGGCTTATCGTGTACCCGCAAGTAAGTTTACAAAGAAAAGTATACTCACGAACCAAAGGAACGAGGAACTCGCGGGATTGGACACTACCATCGACTGGAAGAACACAGGAGACAACTCCTATGATGGTGAAAAGCTTTCGCTCTTGGTCCACGATGAAGCAGGAAAATGGGAGAGGCCCGAGAACATCCTCAACAACTGGCGTGTTACGAAAACCACGTTAAGATTAGGAAGTAGAGTTATTGGTAAATGTATGATGGGTTCAACAAGTAACTCATTAGATAAAGGTGGTGAAAACTTTAAAAAATTATACAATGACTCAGATGTTACAAAAAGAAACCGCAATGGACAGACTCGCTCAGGATTATATAGTTTGTTCATACCTATGGAATGGAACTTCGAAGGATTCATTGATGCTTATGGAATACCTGTATTCAATACTCCCGAAGAGCCAGTTGAAGACAACTATGGGGAATACATTGATGTCGGAGTTATCGATCACTGGGAAAACGAAGTTGAAGGTTTAAAAGGAGATCAAGACGGTTTAAATGAATTTTATAGACAATTTCCAAGGACTGAAGAACATGCTTTCAGAGATGAAACTAAAAATAGCATATTTAATCTTGCTAAGATTTACGAACAGATTGATTTTAATGAAGAAGCTAGATACTCTGCTCTTGTCACTCGTGGCAGTTTTTCGTGGGAAAACGGAATCAAAGATTCAAAAGTAATATTCACGCCGAACTTAAATGGAAGATTTAATGTAAGTTGGGTTCCAGGTAAGAATTTACAAAATAGAGTAATTATAAAAAATGGAAGCAAGTATCCAGGAAACGAACATATTGGCGCTTTTGGCTGTGATAGCTATGATATATCCGGAACTACAGATGGTAAAGGTTCAAAGGGATCACTTCACGGGCTCACTAAGTTCAGCATGGAAGAGGTACCAGCAAATCGGTTTTTTCTGGAGTATATAGCGAGACCACAAACAGCGGAAATGTTTTTTGAAGATATACTTATGGCATTACATTTTTACGGTATGCCAATACTTGCAGAAAATAACAAACCAAGATTATTATACTATTTAAAAAGAAGAGGTTATAGAGGTTATTCAATGAACCGACCAGATAAGACTTGGAATAAGTTATCAGCTGCTGAAAAAGAAATAGGTGGTATACCAAACTCTAGTGAAGATATAAGACAAGCACATGCTGCTGCAATTGAAAGTTATATAAACTCGTATGTTGGAATTAAACCAGACGGTGATCATGGGGATTTATATTTTAATGAAACTTTAAATGATTGGGCTAAGTTTGATATAAACAAAAGAACAAAATTTGATGCAGCAATAAGTTCTGGGTTAGCAATTATGGCATGTAACAAAAATTTATATGCGCCTAGAGCTAATGTGGAATTAAAAAATAAAGTAAATTTTAGCTTTGCTAAATATAACAATAAAGGAAATATTTCAAAAATAATACAATAAATGACTAAAGTAGTAACACAAGGTATTTTTCCGAGCCAATCTGTGCCAGATATAGAAAAAGCTTCTAGCGAATATGGAATGCAAGTTGCTAAAGCTATAGAATCTGAATGGTTTAAAAGAGACTCAGGAAGTACACGTTACTTTGCAAATAGAGATAACTTTCATAGGTTAAGATTATATGCAAGAGGAGAGCAAAGTATACAAAAATATAAAGATGAGTTATCTATTAATGGTGATTTATCGTATTTAAATTTAGATTGGAAACCAGTTCCTATTATACCTAAGTTTGTAGATATAGTTGTAAACGGAATTAGCGAAAGAGCATATGATATAAAAGCATATTCAATAGATAAATCTGCTAGCCAAAAAAGAACTAAGTATATGGAAAGTATATTAGCGGATATGAGGGCTAAAGACTTTATATTAAAAGTTAAAAATGCTTTTAATATGGATATTGCTGATAATGATATGAATAATTTACCTGAAAATGAGGATGAATTATCATTGCATATGCAGTTGAATTATAAGCAAGCTACTGAAATAGCAGAAGAGCAGGCTATAAATAATGTATTTGATATAAATAAATATCATTTATTAAAGAAAAGATTAGATTATGATATTGCTGTTGTTGGCATGGCAGCAGTTAAAAATAGTTTTAATACAGCTGAAGGTATTAAATTAGAATATGTTGATCCTGCTGATTTAGTTTATTCATATACTGAATCACCTTATTTTGATGATTTATATTACGTAGGAGAAGTAAGAAGAGTTAGTTTAATAGATCTTAAAAAACGTTATCCATATTTAACAGAAGAAGATTTAAAAAATATTGAAGGTAAAGGATCAAATACTAAATTATATAATAAATCATATACAACGTCAGATCAATCTGATAAAAATTATGTATATGTATTATATTTTGAATATAAAACTTTTGAAAATCAAGTTTATAAAATAAAACAAACAGCATCTGGTGCAGATAAAGCCATTGAAAAAACAGATCAATTTAATCCACCAAAAGATGCAAGATCAAGATTTGAAAAAGTAAATAGATCAATTGAAGTATTGTATCAAGGCGCTAAAATTATAGGGCATGATAATTTATTAGAATGGAAAAAATGTGTTAACATGACACGTCCAAAATCTGATATAACTAAAGTTGCAATGAGCTATAATATTGTAGCACCAAGAATATATAAAGGTAAGCCTGAATCATTGGTTGGTAGAATGACGTCATTTGCAGACATGATTCAAATAACGCATCTTAAATTACAACAAGTACTCTCAAGAATGGTTCCCGATGGAGTATTCTTAGATGCGGATGGTATTGCTGAAGTGGATTTAGGTAATGGTACAAATTATAATCCACAAGAAGCATTGAATATGTATTTTCAAACAGGTTCTGTTATTGGTAGATCAATGACGCAAGATGGCGAATTTAATCAAGGCAGAGTACCTATTCAAGAGTTAAGAGCATCGGGAGGTAATCAAAAAATTGCAAGTTTAATTCAATCGTATAATTATTATTTACAAATGATGCGAGATGTTACAGGATTAAATGAAGCAAGAGACGGAAGCGCGCCTGATAAAAATGCATTAGTTGGCTTACAAAAATTAGCAGCAGCTAATAGTAATACAGCTACAAGACATATATTGCAAGGCGGATTATATTTAACTTTAAAAACAGCAGAAGCAATTTCATTAAGAATATCCGATGTTTTGGAATTTTCAAATACAAAAAATTCTTTATTACAAACATTAGGAAAATTTAATACAGGAACACTTGAAGAATTATACGAATTGCATTTGCATGATTTTGGTATTTTCTTAGATCTTGCCCCTGATGCAGAGGAAAAACAATTGCTTGAAAACAATATTCAAATGGCTATTACTCAAAAGCAAATTGAATTAGAAGATGCAATTGACGTAAGAGAAATTAAAAATCTTAAATTAGCTAATCAATTATTAAAGCTAAGAAGAAAACAAAAATTTGCTAGGGATAGGCAAATACAAATGGAAAATATACAAGCACAAACGCAATCTAATGCTCAAGCAGCTCAAGCAGCAGCACAAGCAGATATGCAAAAACAGCAAGGTATTGCCCAAAGTAAAGTTCAAATTGCACAAGCTCAAAATCAATTTGATATTGCAAAATTAGAAAGAGAGGCAGCAATTAAAAAAGAATTAATGGAATTTGAATTCCAATTAAATATGCAACTTAAAGAAAAGGAATCTGAGGTAATTAAAAATAAAGAAGCATATAAAGAAGATAGAAAAGACAAAAGAACAAAAATACAGGCTACTCAACAGTCTGAATTAATAGACCAGAGAAAATCTGGTAAACCACCTAAAAACTTTGAATCTGCAGGGTTTGACAATCTAGGTGGATTTGGATTAGAACAATTTGATCCAAGATAAATTTTTAAACAATTATATAATATTTTATTATGGCAGAAGACATTAAAGTATCAGTAGTAGATGAAGAAACACCATCTGTAGCTGAAAAAGAACAAGAAGTACTTGAAAACTCCGGTGTTACAGTTGGAGATGACGGTACGTACAAATTAGATTTAACACAAATTAATAAACAAGAAGATGCCGTTCAAGAACAAAGCACAGATGAAAGCGTGTTACGCAGCAGCGAGCAAAGCGAAGAAACAGGGCAAGAAGCCGAAGTGGAATTGCAAGAAGTACAACAAGAAGTAGAAACTCCGGTATTAGAAGAAATTACAGATGAACAGGAAACCAATAATGACGAGGCTACAGTGGCTCCAAAGCAAGAAGAAAGTAAAATTGAACCGGTTGAAGAACAAAAAGAAGAAATAAGTTTACCTGAAAACATAGAGGATTTAGTAAACTTTATGAAAGAAACAGGCGGAAGTTTAGAAGATTATGTTAGATTAAATGCTGATTATAGCAATGCAGATGAAAAAACATTGCTATCAGAATATTACAAAAGAACAAAACCTCATTTAAGTTATGATGAAATACAATTCCTTATGGATGATAATTTTTCATATGACGAAGAAATAGATGAGGAAAGAGATATAAAAAGAAAAAAATTAGCTCTGAAAGAAGAGGTTGCAAACGCTAAAGGTTTTTTAACAGGGCTCAAGGATCAATATTACAAAGAAGTCAAGTTGGGTTCTAAGTTACTTCCTGAGCAACAAAAAGCAATAGATTTTTTTAACCGCTATAATGAAGAGCAAAAACAAGCTGAAGAATTATTACAGAAGCAAACGTCACATTTTCAAAATGAAACGAATAAAGTTTTTAATGATGAATTTAAAGGTTTTAATTTCAAAGTTGGAGATAAAAAATATCGTTTCAATGTTGGTGACAAAAATAAAGTAAAGGAAACACAAAGTGATTTATTAAATGTTTTTAATAAATATGTCAGCGAAGATAATCTTCTTTCTGACGCACAAGGTTTTCATAAATCTTTATTTGCTGCTTCTAACCCTGATGCACTTGCAAATCATTTTTATGAGCAAGGTAAAGCAGACGCCATAAAACAAATGACTGCAGAAGCTAAGAACATTAATATGGATCCTAGAAAAACTGCAGATGGCTATGTTGAAACTGGAGGCTTAAAAGTAAGAGCATTAAGTGGCGATGATAGTTCTAGGCTAAAATTAAAACTTAAAAATTACTAATTTAAAAATTTAAAAAATGGCACAAGTAGGATTTACGGGAGGTTTGCCAACGGATTTAATTCCATACGCAAAAAAACAAACTCTCGCTACAAATTATTTAAACTTTACTTCTAGTGATGTATTTGGAGATGGTACCAACAAAGCAGGTTGGGCACAACAATATCTTCCAGATTTATATCAGCAAGAAGTAGAAAAATACGGCAATAGATCTGTATCTTCATTCTTAAGAATGGTTGGTGCAGAAATGCCAATGACATCTGATCAAGTTATTTGGTCTGAACAAGGTAGATTACATTTAGCATACGAAGGTGCAGCTATTGACACAAACGGTGTTATCACTATTGCAAGTAGTGGTATTCACGCTGTAAGAGTTGGTCAAACTGTTATCGTAAAAGGTGCTGGATATACTAACCCTGTAAAAGCTTATGTATCAGCAGTAGCTTCTGATAATACAACATTAACTGTTATTCCTTACAAAGGAGGTGCTACTTTTGGCGCTATTTCAGGAAATGGTACTTTTGATGCTTCAGCAACTGTAGATTTCTTTGTTTATGGTTCTGAATTTAAGAAAGGCCAAACAGGAATGGTTGGAGCTGTTAAGCCAGAATTTGAAACATTTACTAACAAACCAATTATATTAAAAGATAAGTATGAGATCTCTGGATCTGACGCTTCTCAAATTGGTTGGGTAGAAGTTTCAGGCGAAGCTGGACAATCAGGATATTTATGGTATCTAAAAGCTGAAGGAGACACTAGAGTTAGATTTGAAGACTATTTAGAAATGTCAATGATCGAATCTGAATTTGCAAAAGCATCTGGTGGTGTTGATTCAATTTTAGGTGTTGCAGGTTCTGATAACACTGCAGGTACAGAAGGTTTATTTGCTGCTTTAGAAGCAAGAGGTATCGTTGCTAATGATGCTTTTGATAACAAAGCTGACGTTATTTCTGACTTTGATTTAATTCTTAAGCAATTAGACAAGCAAGGAGCAATTGAAGAAAACATGTTATTCTTAGATAGAGATGCAAATCTTATTTTAGATGACGGTTTAGCAAATATTTCTGCTGGTTCTGCCGGTGGTACTGCTTATGGTGTTTTTGAGAACTCTGAAGATATGGCTTTAAATCTTGGATTTAGAGGGTTCAGAAGAGGATCTTATGATTTCTATAAGACTGACTGGAAATACTTAAACAACAAGTCTACAAGAGGATTATTCTCTGATATTCAAGGTGTTTTAGTACCAGCTGGAACTTCATCTGTTTATGACCAAATTTTAGGTAAAAACATCAGAAGACCTTTCTTACACGTAAGATATAGAGCTTCTGAAGCTGATGACAGAAGAATGAAGTCTTGGATTACAGGTTCAGTAGGTGGAGCTGCTACATCTGATTTAGACGTAATGGAAGTACATTACTTATCTGAAAGATGTTTAGTAACTCAAGCTGCTAACAACTTTGTATTATTCAAGTCTTAATACTTATTAAAGGTTAGGGTGCTTCGGCACCCAGCCTTTTATTAACATTTTTATTATATTATATTATGGCAAAAACAAAAGAAAATCCCGTAAATAGAAATGTATGGGAAAGAAAAGATAGACAATATTATTTATTAGGAGATAACCAACCTGTTACATACATACTTAAATCAAAAGGAATTATGTGGTATGACGAACAACTTGGTTATGAAAGAGAAATTAAATATACAACAAATCAAAAAACTCCATTTGTAGACGAGTTTAAAGGAGACGGAAGATTAGACCACATTATATTCAAAGATGGTGTTTTAAACGTTCCAAAAGAAAAAGTTGTTTTACAACAAATTTTATCATTATATCATCCAAAAAGAAATGGGGTATACGCTGAATTAGATTTAGAAGCAAATGCAGAAGATGATCTTGATATTTTAAATGCTGAATTTGAAGCAATGAGCACAGCAATGAATATGGATATTGATTTAGCTGAAGCTATTGTAAGAACTCAGGTTGGAAATAAGGTATCTAAGATGACTTCTAAGGAGCTTAAAAGAGATTTGTTATTATTTGCTAAAAATGATCCAGTTTTGTTCTTAGAATTAGCGAATGATGAAAACATAAATATCAGAAATATAGCTATAAAATCTGTAGAAACTGGTATTGTTGTTTTATCAAATGATCAAAGAACATTTGCTTGGGCTAAAACAGGCAAAAAATTAATTACAGTACCATTTGACGAAAATCCATATTCTGCATTAGCAGCATGGTTTAAAACAGATGAAGGTATTGAAGTTTACCAAACAATAGAGAAAAAACTTAAATAGTTAATTATAGTGGTTAGGCCGCTATATGCGGCTTAATCATTATATAAAAAAAAATTATGGCAGTAGATGTTAATAAAGTTTATAGAGCTGTACTTTCAATATTAAATAAAGAAAGTAGAGGTTTTTTGACGCCAGATCAATTTAATAAAATTGGTAGACAAGTACAATTAGATATTTTTGAAAAAACATTTTATGATTATAATAGAGCGTTAAATAGAAAAAAATCTAATGTTATTAACACTGAATATGCTGACATACCAAAAAATATAAAAGAAAAAATTGATATTTTTTCAAAAGAGGACGCTTTAGTTATTACCACAGGCGTTGCACCAGTTCCAAGTGATTTATATAGGGTATTAAATATATACACGTCCAACAGAACTATAAATATACAAGAAGTAAATAAATCTGATTTATCATATATTAATGCTTCTAAATTAACTGCTCCTTCAGCTTCATATCCAGTTTATTATAGAGAAGGAAGCAATATAAAAATATTTCCAACAACTATATCTTCAGCAAGTATGGACTACGTAAAAATGCCTGCAGATCCTTTATGGAATTACTCTTCAGGAGTAAATGGTTCATATTCTTTTAATTCAACAACACATAATACTAATCCATCAGTTGATTTTGAATTGCATGAATCGGATGAAGTTAATTTGGTTATAAAAATATTAGCATATACAGGTGTGTTAATAAAAGATCCTGCAATTGTACAAGCAGCATCACAAGAAGAAAATAAAATAATACAATTAGAAAATCAATAATAAATGGGCTTTATAACGGAAACAGCATATCAGTATTATAATACTAGCCAAAAGTTTACTACAACAGCAAATCAAGCAGTTGGCTCTGGTCATGCTGACGAAGGTATTTATACATTAACGTTTGATCCATTGCCAACGGCTAAAAGTAAATTTTTAATATTTGTTAATGGCTCGGAAATTGATGATGATTTATACTCATATAATAATAGTACGGGTGAAATCACATTTACAACAGCTAAAGCATTAAATGATGTTGTAATAGTAAAGCTTAAAGAACAAAAATTAGGAAGCTATAGATATATATCATTAAATGATATTATTAACAATTACATTGTAGCATATGTAGGAGATGGTAAATTAATAAATGATGTTAAAAAAACAGATGTATTATTTCATGCTAAAAGAGGGATACAAGAATTTAGCTATGATATTTCTAGAACTGAAAAAATACAAGAAATTGAGGTTGGCTTGAGTTTATCAATACCTATGCCACAAGACTACATACATTATGTTCGTATTTCATGGATTGATGCCGGTGGGGTTGAACATATAATTTATCCTGCAAAATATACATCTAAACCATCTGAGTCAATATTACAAGATAGTGATTATAATTACTTATATGATAATGATGACACTTTATTAACAGGTACATCAGTTACAGACACAAGATTTCAAGATTTAAATTACTCTAATTTATCAGGTGGTTTTAGTTCAAACGATATTGATTACGACGCAAACAGGAATGCGGAAAGAATAATTGAATATGGAAAAAGATACGGATTAGAACCTGAAACAGCACAGAATAATGGCGTATTTGTTATTGATGAAGTAAATGGAAGCATAGGCTTTAGCGCTGATATGGCAGGTAGAATAATTACTTTAAAATATGTATCTGACGGAATGGGTACAGATGATGAAATGAAAATACACAAATATGCAGAAGACGCTATATATAAATATATAACTTATGCAATTGCAAGCTCAAGAATTAATTTTCCAGAATATATTATAAATAGATTTAGAAAAGAAAGAAGAGCCGCAATGAGAAATGCTAAATTAAGATTATCTAGTTTAAAAATAGGTGAACTTACACAAGTAATGCGAAATAAATCAAAGATCATTAAACATTAGTAGATGCCTGAAATTAAACAAGCCTTTTTAAAAGGCAGAATGAATAAAGATTTAGACGCGCGAATATTACCATCTGGTGAATATAGACATGCGCAGAATATACATATAAGCAAATCTGAAGGTTCTGATGTTGGCGTTGTTCAAAATGTAAAAGGTAATCAAAAAGTTGGTAACTCAAGCATACCCTCTGGTTTTGAAGGAACTGTTATAGGTTATTATGTAGAGCAAGAAGCTAAAAGAAATTCTATTGAACCGTATACTGACGTTTCAAATAGAATATTTTATTTTGTAAAAGGCTTAAATGATAATACTAAAGATGCTATTTATTATTACGATACCTCTATTAATCCTATAGAAATAAATAAAGATACTTCGAGCCCTGCAAATCGTAATTTTACATCTAATCCACCTATAGCTATAGTGCAAGGTAGTTTTTTAAATTTTAATGTAAATAATTTAATAACAGGTGTAAATATGATTGATGATTTATTATTTTGGACAGATGATAGAAATCAGCCCAGAAAAATAAATGTTACAACAGCTATTGGTAATACAAGTTATTATAATAATGAAGATAAAATATCTGTAGCTAAATATTATCCATTTTCGCCGCCCTTTGTATTTAATAGCGATGATACATTAACAGGTATGCAAGTTGCTAAAACACAGGAAGATGGTATTTCCTTAAATGGTCCATCTAAAAACATAACCTTAGCAGCTGAAAATAATAATATTTATGTTGGGCAAGTTGTAACGTGGTCTGGTTCACCAAATGGAGTTACAGTAGTTGCTATTAATGGAACAGCTTTAGAAATAGATACAACAGTAAATATATTAACAAATACTACACTTACTTTTGAATCAAACAGAGATCATTTAGAAGAAGAGTTTGTTAGATTTGCATATAGATTTAAATTTATTGACGGTGAATATTCATTAATATCACCTTTTACACAACATTGTTTTATACCTAAATTATATAATAGTAATTATACAGATTATAATTCAGCGGGATTAACACAAGATCAATTAAAAGAAGCCTTAAAGGCTACTGAATTAGAGCCTATGGTTAATGATGCTGTTCAAGTTCAATTAAAAATTAATATGCCTACGGCTACCCCAAAAGAAAATTTTGAAATTGATAAAATTGAAATATTATATAAAGATTCTGATGCTACTGCTATAAAGGCTGTAGATGCAATTGATATAATAGATTACAACGTGAGTAATTCTAACAATATTATAGATTCTAATGGTGTATTTTCATATACATATAAATCCACATTGCCATATAAAGTTTTAACAGAGCAACAATTAACAAGAGTCTACGATAATGTTCCTTTAAAAGCAAAAGCACAAGAGTTAACAGGAAATAGACTTGTATATGGTAATTTTGAACAAAATTATAATTTACCATCTATAGATTTTTCTGCAAGTGTAGGTGTAAAATCAAATATAGACAGCACAAATCCAGTACAAAAATATCATATTCAATATCCTTATAACACTATAAAACAAAGAAGAACATATCAAATAGGTTTGGTTCTTTCAGATAAATTTGGTAGACAGTCAAGTGTTATTTTACCAACAGACCCTGATAAAGCCTCTATAACAGTAGACGCTAAAGATAATAATTTTCAATCTGCATCTTGGAGTGGTGATGCATTAAGAATAAGTTTTAATTCACAAATACCTAATGCATATAGTTCAAGTAATATATTTGGTTGGTATTCTTGGAAAGTAGTGGTAAAACAAACACAACAAGATTATTATACTGTTTATGCCCCAGGCCCATATGGTAATTTCCCGGCAGTTGGAAGCAAGATTTTAGATGGGATTGGAAATTTAACATATACTGCTGAAGATCAAAGAATGTGGTTAGTATTGCACGGTGACAATATAAATAAAATACCTAGAAATATTACAAATAGTACAGAAGAAGGTATAAGCGGCTCTGATGCAGGCTTATATCCTAAATTAGTATATGATACAAGTTCAAGTGGATGGCAAATGAAAAACGATAATATATATGATGTTATTAGTATTGGAACCGCGAAAGATCAAGGTATTGTTTTAGAGGAGTATGATTATAGCAGTGGATCAGCAATTGCAAATAATAAACCGGGTGAAGTTAGAGGTGATATTTATGATTCAACTAAAAATCCATTAGTGGCTGAATTAATTAATGCATATAGTACCTATAAAAATACCATTAGTATCTGGGAAACAAAACCAATAGAATCTGCTTTAAATATATATTATGAAACATCTACAAGTGGATTAGTTGCAGAATTAAATGCTGAAATAATTGAAGATGATAATGGACCTGCTGATATAAAAATTGACGCTTCTTACACTGATAATTTTGATGAAGATGTAAATGCAAATACAGATATAGGAGAATTGCAGGCTTATAATTCTGCGCCTGCTTTAATGAGTGGCATAACGTTTACATTAGTCTCTGTATATGATAGCAATGGATTTGATAGAACAACATGGTTTGATATAAATACATCTAATAATAATTTAAGGGTTGCACAAGAAAAATTTTATTATAATTTAGGCACTACTGAATACTATGTAGAAGTACAAGCTGAAGATACTAATAGTAATACATATACAAACACAAATAACAAATTAACTATAACTTTAAACAATATTGCTCCATTCTTTACTAATTTGAATGCAACAACAACATTAGTACATTTTAGAACATATAACTTTTTTGATGTTAATGCTGAAAACGGAAGTCATGATGATACAACGCCTCAAGACACTTTAGATTTAGAATTTTCAATTACGTCTGTTACAAAAGGAGGTGTTACACAGTCTTCACACCCTTTTAGTATAAATAGTAGCACAGGTATGTTGTCTAATTCTTCAGCATTTCCGTCTAGTGAGATTGGTGATGTATATAGAATAAATGTGCAAGTTTCTGATAATGTAAATTCAGCAAACCCTTTAACTGCAACTGGATATGTTGACGTTGAAATTGTACCGCAAGCTACATCAAGCTATTTACATAGTGTAGTTTTTAATGGTATATGTACAACAAATACTTCACAACAATTCTTTATTACAAGAGATATAAGTACTAATGCTTCACAATCTAGTACATTTGAACAATATGATATTGTATATACAACTTATAGTAACGGCACATTAAGTAATACGTATGGAGGGCATATAATAACTGGTATAAGTGGTGAATTTGGAGAGATAAGAACTTACGCCCTATTAGTTGGTGGCAATATTCCAGGTGAAGTGCAGTCAATAGGTAATACTATTGATTGTAGTGGTGGTCCTTAGAGAATTATAAAAATATGTAATTAAATATATTATGGGTGTTACTAAAGAAATAGCATATTTTAATGCGATCGTTTTAAAAAGCTCTATATCTTCAAATAATGATTGGCATATAGAAGAATCAAGAATAAAAGGCGGTTTTAATAACACTATTATGGACTTAGGTGTTAGAGCATATTTAGTAGATGAAAATTATGCAAATGAAAGAAGAAAAAATGCGATAATATTTTCAGGTTTATATAACTCTAAAACAGGTGTTAATAATTTAAATCAATTTCCAATTGGCGCTGAAATTACTAAAGCGGTTGATAACGCAAATGGCAGTATACAAAAATTACATGCAGAAGATACAAATCTTATAATATTCCAGGAAGATAAAGTTAATAGAGCACCTGTTGATAAAGATTTTATTTTTACAGCTGAAGGCACACCAATATCAGCCACATCTAAGTTATTTATTGGAGCAATTATACCTTATGCTGGTAAATATGGAATAAGTAAAAATCCAGAAAGTTTTGCTGTTAGGGGGAATAGAAAATATTTTGCAGACAAAAAAAGAGGTGCAATATTAAGATTATCAAGTGGAATTGGCGGTGGTGACGGTATAACAGAAATATCATTCAACGGCATGCGTGATTGGTTTAAAGATAATTTAAAAAACGCAACAAAAATAGTTGGTATATATGATGATGTAAAAGATCATTACGTGATCAGTATTAATAGTGATTCAAATTATACATTAGCATTTGATGAAGGAGCAAAAGGATGGTCAAGTTTTTATACGTATTATCCTGAAGCTGGGTTTAGTTTAAACAACATGTTTTATACGTTTAAAGAGACAACTTTATGGGAGCATTATCAAACTAGCAATTATAATAAATTTTATTCACTTGCTGCTAATAATTCAAATGTTGAATTAGTGTTAAATACACAACCATCTGTTTCTAAAACATTTAAAACTTTATCATATGAGGGGACCACTGGTTGGTCAGCGTCAAATATAAAAACAAATTTAGATGACTCAAACTTTACTGATTCAGCAGAAAATATTGCAAAACATGATTCATCATACGATTTTGATTTAGTAGGCGGTAATATATTTAATAAAAAAGAAAATAAATATCAAAACTTTTTAAGAAATAGCTCAGCTATTAAAGAAGACGAAATAATATTCGGAGAACAAATAAGCGGTGTTAAGGGATTTTATATGAATGCAACTTTAAGTACAGATACGGCTGAAACAAACAAAAAAGAATTATTTGCTGTGTCATCTGAGGTTTCAGGAATTACATTAAAAAATCCGGCACCAAAAAAATCAAGTTAAATGGAATTAAATATACGTAGACTCAATGATGAGGACTACAGCACATTAGTAAAATGGTGGGATGCATGGCCTAAGTGGCAAGCACCTGCTAAAGATTTTTTACCCAATTTAGGTTTTATAGTTGAAAAAAACAATATTGGTATAGTAGCAGGATATTTATATACAAGCAATTCTAAGGTAGGTTTTTTAGAATGGGTTATATCTAATCCAGAATATAGAGAAAGCGACAGAAAAGACGCAATAACGCTTTTAATTCAAGCTGTAGAGCAAGTTTTAAAAGATCAAGGTTTTAAATATGCTTTTACAATGGGTAGAAATAAAAGTTTAATAAATATGCATAAACAACTAGGGTGGACAGTAGATGAAGATCCATCACACGAAATAGTAAAAATATTATAATATGGGTGTAGTAACAGCAATCGCAGGCGCAGGCTTATTGGGGGCCTCTATAATTGGCCAGGCAAATGAAGCAAAAAGCAGAAGAGCTGCTGCTCGTGATTTAGGCGAGCAAATTGCAGGGCTAGAAGGCTCTAGACAAACTGTTATAAATCCTTATGAAGATATAAAGGATTTAAGCAGTATGATTACAAATCCTGCTGCTAATTTACAAGTTGCAACTAAAGCTGCAGAAATACAGGCAGAACAAGCTGATTTATCTTTAGCAAATACATTAGATACATTAAGAGCAACAGGTGCAAGTGCAGGAGGTGCTACTGCTTTAGCTACAGCCGCATTACGAAGTAAACAAGGTATTGCCGCAAGTATAGAGCAACAAGAGGCTGCTAATGCTAGATTAAGAGCAGAAGGTGAATTTAGAGCACAACAAATGAGAATGGGAGAAGCACAAAGATTACAACAAGCTCAGGTTGCAGGGCAACAATTTATGTTTGGTGTAAAAGAGCAAAGAGAAATGCAAAGGCTAAATAGATTAGCAGGATTACAGGCACAAAATATTTCAGCCGCGCAGTCTGCAAGAGCCGGAATGTATGGAGCAATTGGAGGCCTTGGAGGAATGGTTGCAGGTTTTTCCGGAGTGGGAAACTAAATAGCCCGGCGGGGCCAACTAATACGCCAACACCAACTTATACAAGAAATGAATTAGACAATATATTTAAAGTAACTAATCCAGATTTTGGAAAATATCAATAAAATATGGGAGCATACGAAAATCCACCACTATTAACGCCGCCTAATTATGGGCAGATAATGATGCAGAATTTTTGGTCTATGTATAAAATGACTAAAGAACTAACTGCTAAACCTGCTGATCCATTAAAAGCAGCTAGAGAAAAAGTTGGAGCAGATTGGATAAAAGAGGCAGAGAAAGCGGTAAGAGATGCAAGAAAAGATTCAACATATTTAGATGTTAATAAAATGTTGAGACAAGAAAAAAGAAAAATTAATCAATATACACAAAGCTATATTAATGGAACTATTTCAGCTGATGAGTTTGATGAATTTAGATATGGGTCTGATGAATTATTAAATTCATTAACAGGATTAAATACAGCTTTAGACGGAGAAATAGCAGACTTATACGAATTACAAAAATCGAATACAATAAGCGGTTATCAACCCAATTCTGCTTATTTAGGCATGTTACATGCAAAGAAAAGTGGTACATTAAGGGTTCACCAAAATAAAGATGGTCAAATAGCTGGTGTATCATTTATGCCAGTTGATGAAAAAGGTAATTATATAGAAGGTGCAGACCCCGTTATATTAAGCATAGAACAATTAAGAACACCTGGTGTAAATAATATTAACGTTAGTTATGCTTCAGATTTTAACGAAATAACAAAAAGCTTAGAAAAAAGACATATAACAGACCAATTATCTGATTTTGATTTTACTGAAACTATAGAAGAAGGTGGTTTAAAAAAGACATATAAGCAAAAATCTTATAAAGACCCTAATTATAATCCAGTTGAAGCAATAATGGGGGATGCACAATTTAATAAACCATACGAAGATGAAATGACCGCAGGATCTATATGGCATGATGTGGTTATGAAAAAATTTGGAAAAGATGACATAATAAATGCAATTAAAAATGATAAAAATTATTTAGCACTTAATGAAAGCGATAAAGAAATAATGTTACAAATTGCTAATCAAGGAGGTTATTATGATGTTAATAAAAATGGTGAAGAATTATCAAAAAAAGGTGCCGCTCTTGAAATTTTAAATAATGTTTCAAGAAGACTAATTGCTGAAGATATTGTTAATAATAGTCAAGATAAACCTAAAGAAAGACAATTAACTGGTACTTCACCATTAAAGAAAGAAGAAGAAGGAATACCTGAAAAAGAAATATTAGCTAAAGGCGGTTGGATATATAATCCGCCTAAAACATCACAGTCATTACAAGAAATTTATGGCAATAAAAATATAAAATACGGTAATAAAACTATTATTGAAATTAGACCATCATCAGGTTATAATATAAATGGTAAATTTCCTGTGGATATATATTTAGGTAATGAAGGAGAAGATGTTAAAGATAACGCTGTTCCTGAAACAATTGATTTAGGTAATCAATTAGTACAACAAAAATTATTATCAAAAAATAAAGATTTATTTTCT